GAACACCTTCCAGCTTCTGGTAGGTTTCGCCAGCAATGTCCAGCGTGGGCGTCTCAGGCTCTACAGGCGGGGCCGTAACGACAGCAATCCAGTTGTCCCGCCGCTGCTCCTTCAGGGCTTGGATCTCGTCCTCCGTGAAGGCGTGATCATCAGGAAGGTGCAGAGCATCTCGGAACACCCCGTGAGGGGTGTCGAACTCGAAGTCGATCTTGATCATGATCAAGCCAGCGTGAAGATTGCCCCAGGCGTGGTGTTCGAGAACTTGACGGTGAACGTCTCGCCGTCAGCCAGTGTGATGCTGCTGCCGTAGTCCCACCAAGCCACCAGCGCGTCTAGCGGAGACGTGGCGGAATCGTTGTAAAGCACAACGTAACGGAACGGGCCAACGCTGCCGCCGGACGCCGTAAACACCACCTCGGTGCCGTTTACCGTTGTGGTGCCGCTTGTTTCCGACAAAGAAATTGTCGTTGCCGTGCCGCCAGTGGTATAGCCGTTGGTGCCGCTGATTTGTGTAATGTCGGCCAACACGGTGTTTGATGCTATTGGCGCAGAGTTGCTCAAGGCAACTTTAAACGTGTTTGCGCCAAAATCATGGACACCTTCGACAAGCTGCTCAGAAAAGTCGTTAAACTTGTTGTACGACGCCATGATATTCCTTTAAGCCAAAAACTTTAGCTTGTACAGGGTGCTGTAAAACAGCGCCAGTATCTCGTCGATGATGTTCTGCAGCGGCGTGCATTCCTTGTTCACCACTTTGAACCTGTCTTCCTCGATGGATTTCACCATGTCTTCGAGGAACTCGATGACGTTGTTCGTCTTGGTCGCGGACTGCAGCGCAATCGGGCCGATCAGGCCGTATTTGCCTTGGTACGCCTCGGCAAACGTGTCGGCCAGTTCGATTACCTCGGTGTAGAACTCGTTCAGCGCCTGATGCTTGGCGTACGAGCGGGTGTTCAGGTGCACCGAGTGCGCGACGTCGCGCGACAGGAACAGGCGGCCGATGAACACTTCGCACGTCATACGGGCACTCCCTCAATCGGCGCAGCGCCGCGCATCCCGCCACCCATGTCGCCGATGCCGGGCGTGGACACATCCCGCAGGGTCTGCATGACCACCTCTTGCACCTGCTCTGGCGTCATGCCGGCCTGCAGCGCGGCGAGGCGGCGCGTCTCGGCCTCGTACGCCTTGACCTCGGCGTCGGCCTCGGCCTTGAACGTGTCGATCTGCAGTTTCTGCGCTTCCATGGACTGGGTGACATTCTGCAACATCTGCTGCATGGTCTGCATCTCTTGCATCATCACTTGGATCTGCTTGTTCGCAGCCTGCAGCGCCGGGTCGTCCTGGTCTTCCAGCAGCTTCGGGTCGATGGTCTTGCGCAGGCGGGCGGCAAGCTCCTCGGCGCCCGGCCAGTCCATGTTCTTCACGAACAGGTCGCCGGCCACGGCCCACAACTGCGGCGAGCCCTGCAGAATCTGCGACATGGCGTCCATTGCCTCCTGCCGCTTGGTCAGGTACGACGGGCCGGTGGTCACCACGACGTCGTACTTGCCGACGCTTGGGTTGTAGATCTTCTCAATCACCACGCCGGCCTGATCCCGCACCTCGCGCACCGGCTCGGGCTGCATCGGGTCAATGCGGGCCATCTTGGTCTCGCCGTCGACGCCGATGATCCGGGCGATGCGCTGCGTGTCGTAGATCTTTGGGATCAGGTCCACGATCTGCCGCGTGCTGTACCGAATGGCCCGCGCCAGGTTGTCCACGAAGTGGTACGTGCCCGTGTCACCCTGCCGCTCACGGGCCAGGATGGCTCGGCCGCTGCGCTCGTTGCTGGTGGCGCCGATGCTGCTGTCGTACTGCCCGGTGGTGGCCTTGATGTCGTCCGCAGCGCCCATCTTGGCTGCAATCAGGCCCTGCTGGGCCATGGGCGGCTGCGCACGCTGCGGCAGCGGCAGGATGGAGCCGTTGCCGTCAGTGACGTCGGGGTTGACCTCCAGGTAGGGCCAGTTCTGCGTGTTGGCGGTCTTCCACTGGGTTTCGTAGCCCTCGAACTGCCCGCCGTAGCCGATGAACGGGGCCTTGGGCGCCAGCGCAAGCATCTCGGCTTCCTGCGACACCCAGTAGTTGTACATGCGCTGCGCGTCCTTGGCGTTGCGCACCAGCCCGCTCACCAGAATCTGGCCATCGACCTCGAATTCGTTGCCGATCACCCGGATCACAGGAATCCACCGGCCCGCCCAGTCCTGCTCTTCGAGGATCTCGTAGCCGTTGGTCTTCATCCACTTGACCTGCGGCACCTGAGCCATGCGCGAGCGCACCGGCATCAGGCCCATGGCCTGCATCTGCCGGTCTTCGGGCTCACCTTCCTGCAGCGTGACGTTGCCCGGGTACAGGTTGAGCTTGACGCGCTTGTACTCGACGCAGAAGTACTCCGCAATCCGCACCGTGTTCTGCGTCACCCACTGCGCGGTGGCCGAGTCGCCAGTGCCCTGATCCATCAGCGCGGTGATCGGCGTGGCGTCGGGGAACAGGCGCTCGTACTCGTCGCGCGTCATGTCCTGCGTGATGAAGCACCACTTGGCATCCGACCCGCAGGGGTCTTGGATGGTCGGGTCCATGTACACGCTGAACGAGTTGCGGATGCGCTCGATCTTGATGTCCTGATCAAACGTGTTCTCGTCGCAATACTCCGTCAGCAGGCGCCAGTAGCCCTCGCCAAACGTCACCTGGTTCTCGCAGGCGGTGTCGTACGCGACGTCCGCGTCGGACATGTACTCGATGTGCCGCACCACGCCGTCGTAAATTTCGGCAACCTGCGGGTCAGCGCGGTCGTCCGCAGGGATGACCTTGCCGCTGGGCCGATTCTGGCGCTGGTCATTGGTGACTTGGCGAACGTGCTGCGGCAGTTTGTTGATCGTCAGGCAGGGCCTGGCGTTGATCGTCTGCCCCTGCACGTTGCCGCGGGTGGCCAGCACGTTGCTCGGCCACTGCCAGTTGTTGTCCGGGCTGCCGGCCATGAACCGCAAATCGTCCAGCTCGTCATTGCGCGACGAACTCAGTGCGCCGAGCGCCATCTGCAGGCGCTCCCGCATGGTGGCTAGGACGTCGTTTTTGGCTGATTTACGGGCCATGGCAGGGTAGGGTCACCGATGCGTTACTTTTTGCCCTTGGCGGGCGCCTTGGCGGCTCGCTGCGTGCTGTACGCAATCGCCACCGCCTGCTTCTGCGGCTTGCCGTGGGCCATTTCGGTCTTGACGTTCTTGCGGAACGCCTCTTTAAACGACGATTTCACCAGCGGCATGTCACTTCCCCTTCGGTTTGGCCGTCTTGGCCGACGCGCGAAACGCCTTGGCGGTGGGTGCGCCCGCCGCGCCGGGCTTGCGCATTTTCTCACCGCTGCCGGCAGCAATGCGCTCGCGTTTGGCGTGAATGTTGGCGTAGAGGCCGGGTTTTGTGGGTTTCGTGGCCATTTTCCGCTCCTGCGTCAGCACTTCCAGCGTTTCAGCGCGGCTTTGGCTCGCTCGCCGTTCTCGGCCTTCGCGGCCACGCCACCCATGCGGGCGCAGAAACTGGCCTTCCGCCCCTTATCCGCCTCAGTCTTCGGATTCGGCGCCGGCGCCTTCAGATTACTGCCGGTCTCGCGGTTATACCGCTCCCGGCCCTTGGCCGTCAGGCCAGCGCCCTGCTTCGTGGGCAGCTTTTCGCCCCGACCAACGCTCAGAGACACCGATTTCGCCATGTTCAGCCCTCAGTGAGCCATCCAACCTGCCGTCTGCGAACCGGCGTGAGCCGTCACCACCCGGTGCTGGCTGCGGGGATTGTACTCCCTGTGAGCCACCGGGAACGCAAACGTCACCGCCAGTGCGTCGGCGGCGTCAGGCGAGGCCAAACCGCGGGCCTTCATCTGCTCCTTCGTCTCCAGCGCAATCGCGCCCGACGAGTTCGGCTTTGTGCGCGGGCCGCACAGGTCTTTCTTCAGGTTCCTGTCGTCCTTCAGAGACGCCGTGCGCAGCCACTGCTTCATCGCGCCCCATATCTCTGCCCGCTTGTTCTGGTACGCCTTCTGATCCTTGGCCTTCCAGCCGAAATTCACGCCGCGCACCTTATACCGCTGCTCCAGCAGTCTGTCCAGCACGCCCGCGCCGAGCCCGCCCTCGTCAATCACCGTCAGCGCCGGCTGAAAATCCTCGATGGCCTCGATCACGTGCCCGACCACGGTCATCGTGTCGTCGCCACGGAACCGCCGCACTTCCAGCAGGTCACGGCCCTTCCTGATCACGATGATTGTCGCGTCCGCCCCAAACCGCGCCGGGTCCACGCCGATCACCACAGGCGCGTCCGGGTCGCGCATCGGGGGCCGTTTCGCGGCTTCTTCCACCAGCCCCAGCGGGATGAACTGGTATTCGTCCGCGCCGGGGAACTCGCCGTACACCTCAACCATCGCCTGCGGCGAGTCCTCGCCGTATTCGTCGATGATCGTCTGGTACACGCCCTTGTCGGTGTCCTCCACCGTTCTGGCGTCAATGTTCTGCGTGTTCCAGAACGCCCGCTTGGCATTGAAACACTCGAAAAAATACCCCGAATTCCGGCGCGGGTTACTGAACGCACACCAGAATCGGTGTGGGGTGTTCTCGGTAAAAAATCCGGCTGCCACAGACCAAATCGAGTCCGGGATACCGCTGGCTTCGTCAAACACCACCATCATGCCGTCGTCGTTGTGCGCGCCAGCGTACGCATCGGGGTTTTCTTCGCTCCAGAGCTTCCCCTCCGCGCCCCAGTAACGCGTGCCCTTCTTCAGGTCGCGCTCCACCAGTTCGGTGAGCCACTTCGCCGGCACGATGCGCGTGGCGCTGATCTCGAACCAGTGCGAGTTCATCAGCATCGCCAGCCACTTCGTGATCTCGGCCCAAGTCACGCTTCTGAGCTGCGCCTCGGAGTTCGCTGACACGATCACGCTCGCCCCGATCCGCGTCGAGAGCATCCACAGCACCAGCCAACTGACCAGCGCCGACTTCCCGATCCCGCGCCCCGAGGCCACCGCTAGGCGGAATACCTCGTACATATCCCGCGTGCCGTTCGCCTCGATGTGGGTTTTTATCTTCCGCAGAATATCCCGCTGCCATTTACGCGGGCCAGTGCGCTTTTCCAGCGGCGTGCCTTTTTCCCCCCAGGGAAACACAAACATTACAAACGCCTCGGGGTCGTCGCGGAGCTTCGCGCTCCACAGGCGACTCATCAGGGCGGTTTCCTCCTGCGGGGTGTATTTCGTCGTCTGCACGCAGTTCCTCGGTTATACCGGGCCGTCGACCATTTCCGGCAGCGCCGTTACCGGCAAACCACGCGCCAGCGGCTTCACAATCTCCACCGCATCCTCAATCGCCTCCGCGGCTTTCACGCGCTTCTCGGCCATTTCCAGCGCCGCGGTAATCGAAATCGATTGCGTTACGTCTACCTGGACCTGCTGCTTCGCAAACCACTCATGTCTGTGCCGCAGGAACTCCAGCGCCGCCTTCGAATCCCCGCCCTCGGCCGCCTCGTACAGCGTCCTCGACATCGTCATCTCGCTGTCGGCACGACCCTTCATTTCCGCCAGTTCCGCAATCGGGTCCATCAGCTTCAGGCGGGCCAATTCCACCGGCAACATACCTGCCGCCAGCGCAAGCGCATCGCCGCGTAATCCCAGCTTCGCATTCTCGTAAATGCGCTCCAGGGCGTCAGGCGTGGCTTTCAGCTCTCTGGCAGTGACGGGTAGGTCGCGGAAGACGGAGAGGTGCATGGGGCGCGATGATAGCCGATTGCCAGCAGGAATGAAACCGAGCAACGCTCGCCTCTGCGATTGCCGGCAGCGTGAACAGCGCCAGCCGTCAGCGGCGGCGAACTTGGTGGCGTTTGGCGCCAAGGCCAAATTTGGGGCGTGGGAAAGTTTATGCAAAAAAAATTGGCTGTGGGGCAGGGGCTTAACGCTGCGAACAATAAAAATTTGGTCTGGGGGGTCCGTACCATTTCACTCCAAGCCAAGGCCCTACCCGGGGCCTCGATTCTCCGCACCCTCATCATCCACCCCCCAATGATCAGCACACTGACGATCTTGATGCTGACGATCCTCGAGCTGACGATCAGCACGCACCTGGTCAGCACGCGCATGATCCTCGGGATAGGTACGCTTGCGTCGCCTATCGTTCGGTAGTCGGCAAACCTCGCGCCCCAATGGGGCAAAGGGGACCAGCGCCGAGCTGCCCGGCAGGGCTCTGCAGCGCGAGGGGACCACGTGAGGGGACCAAGATCAGCGCGACACCCGGACGAACCCCGATAGCGCGCGGAAACCCTCGATGGCATGCGAGCCCCAATGGGGCATAGGGGACCAGTACCGATAGAGGGGCCTATCGACCCTCGCGCCCCAATGGGGCA